TAAATCATACACAGCTAAACGCTGTATTAGGGTAAGCTCATCTACTTTAAATTTAAAAACTTCTAAGTTAATTAACTTCTCTCTCAATGCTTTAGTAGCAACAGGATCAATCCTTGCCATGTCTAATGCTTCATTGAGCGTCATTTTAAACGGCTTTTCTTGTTTCACAGGCATATAATAATACTTCTTGGTTTCTAAAAAATGTTCCTTGTTGTTTATTACCTTTGTAATTTCTAACTGTTCTTGAGTAAGTCAAATTATTAAATAACCTATCGCATTGATAAGCGGAGTTCTCATTATAAAAATCAAACGTCATAATGTTTCCGTTCATCAATAGAATAGTTAAAACTAATTTCATAAATGAATAATAATTAAAAATATTATAAAGAATAATATTAATACTAAGTATAATTTTATTAAGTAGTTCATGTTAAAATAAAAATAATTATTAAAATAAATATTACTGATAAAAACTTTATTCTTATTTTATTAAGATGCTTATCTTCTGCTGCCGATTTTTTCTCATTAAGTTTTTGCATATTAAAATCAGATATAATTTTGTGTTGTTGTTTATAATAAGCGTTTATGTCCATAAGAGTCTATAAAAATATTACAACAAACAAACAGAATGAAATGATTGCTGTATATAATATTATTTTATTTGTGTTTGTCATTGTTTAAATTTTATATTTTTGCAATCCGTAGTTGTTAATTTTATCATCAATAATAATATTTTTTTTTTTAATTGGTAAATTTTTATTAAAAATTCTATAATTAATATGATGATGCCAACGATTAAATTTTTTAGTAAGTTTTGCAATATCAGGGTGCATATCAACAATCATCTGACTTTTCTTTAGAGTTCCATCTTTGTAGATTTCGTCTGTATTTCCACCCTTCATTTTTTGAGTAGCCATTTTACCTTGTAAAAATATATTTGTTTGCAAAGTACACCAACCATCTTTTAAAACTCTTACACACAAATCAGTATCTTCATTGTATCTTCCTCTCCAACGATAAGGAATGTCGTTTCTAATTAACAAACAACTATAAACTCTTGTATTAAAACTAATTGGCGGTCTAAATTCATGCCAATGAACAAAGTTTGCATAACCAAATCCGGCTATTGCAATGTTCTCATAACGCAAAACAAAATCTTCTAAGATGTAAAATGGATCACCAGACATAAATTTAACTTTCATGTTATTATTAAATCTTTCAAATGATTCTATATTGTCGTCTAATATCCAATGCCAAACACTTTTGTTTTCAATAGCATGATCCCAAACATAATTTCTTGCCGCTCCACTACCTGTAATACCTAAGTTATCTTTCCAAAATGTATCGTATTCTTTTTTGTATTTAACCGGTAAAATTAAAATATTATTTTTATCAACTATCTTTGAATATTCTTTGTATTCATGTTCCTCTATAACTATTTTAAATGGAACTTTCAGTTGATTTAAAGTTTGAACTGTTGGATTTTTTTTAAATCTACCTTTGCTAATTATATAAACAGGGAATCTTGGGTTGTTATTTCCTTTATAATAATATTTACTAGCTTTTTCTATTAAAGGAAACCAAGATTGTTTCTCAAATTTACCTTGATTGCCGTCAATAAACTTATCTCCGTTGTAAATTAATTTTTTAACTTTTTCTTTAAAAAATTCATAATCTTCTTCATTTCTAAATTTAAAAGTTAATTTAATTTTTGCTTCTGGTTGTTCAGAGTTATTATATTCAGGCATCCCTAACCATTCTTTCTTCCACAGAACAGGTTGAGCATCTTCAAAATCAATTATATTTTGTTGTTTCCAGTTATTCATATTACTGTAATTGACTTGATACAACCTGCAGGAATTGCAACGACATCACCGAAATCTGTTTGGTCTACGTTGTGAGACCAAGAAGAAAATAATTTAATCATATTTCTATTTTTAGAAAATAAAAAACCAACCGAAGTACATTCGGCAAGTTTATGATTGAGAACATCTGATTCGGTTAACCAACTTCCAGAGGCATTTTGGATGTCATACCAAACAACCTCTACTCTCTGATAATTAAATTTTTTATCCATTGAAAATATTTTCTATTGAAATTAAGTTTGCCATTGGTACAGAATAAACTTTGGGTCTATCAGTATAACCAAAGTCAGTTAAGTATTCTTTATTACCTACAATGTTACTTGAGTTAACATAACCAACCACCTCAAATATTGGACAACGATCAATGACTAATATGTATGTTTCATTTGCAGAACTATCTTGTCTTATGATTAAAAAGTTTTCATTCTTAGGTGTCTGGCAACGAACCTGAACTCTTTGATTATTAAAATATAAATCAGCACCCCTAAAATTATTAACATGATAATTAAAATGTACTTTTAAAAATTTTGCAACAGCAAGTTCAGCAAGTGTACCTGACATAGACTTTGCAACCTTGTCGCCAAAGCTACCTTTATAACCATGACCCCAATTAATATTCTGTCTCATGCTTTCAGTAATGCGAAGCAACGCTGTATAACCAGCTGCAAGTATTTCGTATTCGTCTAATTTAATTTGAATCATTGTGATTCGTTTTATTAATTCTATTTGTTTTGACTGTCAATAATTTATCAACACAAACAACTCTAGGTTTTATATATAATTATATGCTATTGAATTATATATCTTATTTGTTGTGTATAAATTAATTGATTATAGTATTGCAATGAAGTGTAAATAGTAATACTGATTCGGAACATGAACGATCTTAGAATTACTGATCCAGCTTATAAAGCATTTGGTTTAGAATACGCTAGTGTCTCACAAAATAAATTACCAGAAGATAAAAGATTTTTTAATTATATAGTTCTTACTCCACAAGAAAGAATGAACATGCCTAAGCGTTCTCACTTTACTATGGGAAACATTGTTCATAACGCAGTTCAAAAAATTCTTTGCAAAAAAGAAACATTAAAAGATGTTATCTTTAATAAAGAGAAATCATTATTCAAATCATTAAAAGCAGAAAAACCAATAGACGAAAAAGATAAAGCCAAAAGATATTACATGGCTAAGAATTTTAAATTAACATTAAAGCAATTTCAAACAGCAATAGAGAGTCTGCCAAAACAAGATTGGAATTTTGAAACTGAGTATGCAACCTGGATAGATGGAATAGGAACTTACTTTAAAATGTTTATAGATTTAGAGGGGCAAGATTACATTGTGGATTTAAAAAATATATTTGGTTCAGTAATTAAAACTAAAAAAGGTTATTCATATACTAAGAGAGCAGTACCTCAACAACCATTCCATAGCGATTGTATGCAAATGGCAGCGTACTCATACGCAACAGGTGGTAAGAAAGCTGTTCTTATTTATTCTAATCACTTTGAACATAAAGTATTTAGCGAAAACAATTGTGATGATTTAAAACCTGAGAACTTAAAACATTATTTAGATGAGTTGGTTATGTACCAACAAATATGGGAACAGAAATTAAAGTTAGCCAATGGAGATCCTTATGCTTTAGCTAGACTTATTAAACCAGATTTTTCAGACATAAGAAAAAAGCAAGACTTCTTTTGGAATGATGTACCTGAAGAATATATAACTAGATTTTTAAATTATTATAAAAAATGAACAGCGATAGATTTGAAATATTTATTATAGCTATGCTTGCATTGGTTGCAGTTGAAACTATTAGACACTTATTTGGGATATGAAAACGATTAACAATAACAAAGGAGAAAAAATGGAGAGCATAAACCTGATAGATGCTATCAAGGAATTTAGTGAAAACACCAAAGACAGTTTCATTAATATTCAAGGTAGAAAATATCTTAAAGTAGTTGATAGACTAAACTTTGTAAGACAAAAGTTTGGGGAGAGACTATGCGTTAAGACAACAACAACATACCCAGATGGTATGGCAATGTTTCAAACGGAAATCTTTTTAGATGGAAAGTTAATTGGAACTGGACACTCTAAACAAACAGTAAAGAAAGATAAAGAATTTGAGAAGATAGAATCAGTATCTATTGGTAGAGCTTTAGGTATATCAGGATTTGCTGGATCAGAACTAGCAACCTTTGAAGAGATGAATGATTTTGTTAAATCAAATCCAATACAAAATTTTAGTAACACTTATGTCCAATCTAAGTCTCAATCTACAGATGAATCTAGAGACGACATAATTACTAAGATACAAGATGCAGAAAAATTTTCAACAACACCTGGAATATTAGAAAAGAACTTGCAACAAATTTGGTCGCAGTATTCTGAGAAGCTAGGTTTTATGCAAGTTGAAGATCAAGACTTCTACAATGCAATACTACAAGCTAGAAAAAAAGCAGAACAAACAGTTAGAACAAGGAGTAACAATGGCAGATAACAAATATGATAATACACTTTCTCTATGGAAAAATGCAAAGCGTAGAGAAGGTAAGCAAGACCCTCAATACACAGGCAGCGGAATGATTGAAGGAAAAAAATGGTCTATCTCTGGTTGGATTAACACAGCTAAGAAGAATGAGAAAGCACCGGACATTTCTATTAAAGTGAATCCGTTTAAAGAGTCAACAAAAGATAAGATGCCGTTTTAATTTATGAGCGATAATATTAATCCAGAACATTATAAGAATAAATCTATAGAGACTATTCATGCTATCTGCTCTCAGTTAACTGAGGTAGAAATGATTGGTTATCTTAGAGCTTCTATAATGAAATACATTATGCGTTTCGGCACAAAGAATGGACTTACATTAGAGAAGTCAATTGAAGATGCTAAGAAATGCAAATGGTTTATGGATCAATTATTATTAGAATTAGAGTCTATTAAGAAATCAGGTAGTGATTCTTATAAACATTCTAACGTTCATAGTTTATTTCCAAAGGATAAAAAATGAATAAAAAGAATGGCAAAGACTATATCTTCTTAAGTAAAGTCAAGGCGGATGTATTAAACTACATAGCTAACTTTGTTAAAGAGAAAAATTATTCTCCCACTTTAATAGAGATTGGCAATCGCTTTGGCTTTACTAGAAGTAGATCCAATGCAATCGTAAATGATTTGGCTAGAGCTAATCTATTATCTAAGGATGTAAGATACCCTCAAAGAAAGATTAAGTTAAGTCATCAACAACTAACGAAGATAACTTCTTTGAAGGTTAATGAAATATATCCGGTAAATGAAATTTGAAAAAACATATTTTTACGAATTCAATGCAAAGTTTAAAGAGATTTTTGATGATGTGGAAGTTGCTGCAAAGTCAGAAAAACCTAGTGAATTAAAAAGCATGGACATTACGAACATACGCTTTTTAAGATCTAGTATTAAACAAGTAAAGGAAAAAGAAAAAGATGGAAAAAATCCATGATCCTAAACAACAAGTCAAGATAGAAAAGCGTTATTATACTCTACTTGAAAAAGAAAAGAAGTTAGAAGAAGAAGCGCTTAAAGTTGCAGAGAAGAAAAGAAAAGCTGCATACGAACTTGGTATGAAGGATTTAGAGTTTGAAGATATAGCCAGTTAAAGAATAATTGGTATGTGTACTGCAGGTTGTGAAACAACTAAGGAGAGAGACATGACTAAAAAGAAAGAGATAACAGGTTACTACGGATATTACGATAGTAAGAAGAAGCGCAGAGTGCTAAAAGTATTGTATAAAAAAATTTAATTATTAAAGAATTCAATTGGAGAAATAGACTGCCAAATGAATATTGACTATGTCAATTTTGAAAGTGTCTATATTTGTTTTTATCTAGCGTAGAAGTATAGGGGGTTTTTCGTTGAGACTCCCTATATTAAATTAGTTTGCAAAAGTCTTTGCGTAATTAGGTTTCTTATTTCTTCTTGATCTTCTTTCAGCTACAATCTTTCTTTGAATAGCAGAACGTTTTTCAGATTCACTCATACCACTAAGAACAGATTGAGGTACACACTTAGGATATTTTCTACCTGAACCTTTTTGTCTACCACAAGGTTGATACATTCCATTCTTTTTAGAACGTATATCTACCCAGTTTTGTTTAAACCATTTATCTAAACCGTTAGCCATTATTTCTTTTTAATTATACCTCTGCCAATAAGAACATCTTTAAATGTAGTTTTACCATCTTTGTTTAAATCTGGAAAACCTTTTTTATTTTTCTTATTTTTTTTACCGAAAAAATCTTTTCTCATTTCATAACCTTTCTGTAGCCACCACCTTTTTTCTTATAAGTCTTTACAAGATAAGCATTAGCGTATGCGCTTGGATATACTTTAAATTTTCTTTTAGTTAATGCTTTAATTCTTGCATATAACTTTGGGTCTGTTGGTCTATTTACCGTTGCCATTATTTTTTTACTCCTTTAATTATACCTTTGTTAAACGAAGCATAGAATACAGAAGTTCCTCTCTTCTTACCATAATTCTTTTGCATCTCTTTCATTATCTTAGTTCCTTTTTTACTTAGTGGCATAGTTATTCCTTTGTATTATAAAATTGACTATCATCATTTTCAGTTCTCCAACCGTCAGTCTCTACGCTTGGATAGTCCATATTAGTTTTATAATCTGGAATATTATCTTTAACAGTAAAGTTTGGAAGATTAAATAAAATTCTGTTATTGGGCATTAACGCAAAGTTTCCGCACCATAAATCATCATTAGCTATCTCTAAAACATGGTGATGCTTATGTTCAGGTGATATTTCTGAATAGGTAGTGTTTAATAAATTAATATCTGGTTGACAGTAATCTATTGAAAATTCGTAATTAGCTTTATGCAATTGATTATTTCTATCTAAGAACTTACATTGAGAAGTTGCTAACGCATTGTATTCAACAACACCTGCGTAATAAGACAGGCAATCCCAATAAGCTAAATCTTTTAACTGCAAATCTTTTACTTCACTTCTATTATACTTATCTGAAAAAAAAGCATGTATAGGAAGTCTTGCATAGTTAGCGCCATTAGGCAGCATGATATTCCACAGAGGAGTTCTTCCTTCTAAAGTAGTAATAGAATGGATTAAACAATCCTCTTCTTCTCCTATATGTTTTTCTTTATTATATAGAAACTCTAGTCTGATCTTTGCTTTCCAAACTGGAATGTTGTGATTTAAAAACGCCATCGTTATATTCTTTCTCCATGCAATTTACATGCTGACATTTTCTATCTGCGTAGATAACAAATGAATCTGTATTAATAATTTCAACAGCGCAAGATTTACAAAATCCTACATGCTGTAATCTAAATTTTTTCTTAGTCATTTACCAATTTTTGCAAGACCAATATCTAGCTGTAAATTTATCTTTAGCTGTATCGCAATTATGTCTAGCTCTAAAAGACTTACGTCTTGCAGCTATAAATTTTTTAATCTTCATCTCAGGATCACCATATCTAACTATCTTAACTTGGTTACCCTTCTTTGCTAGAACAGCAAACTTCTTTCTTTCGCCTGGAGTTCTCTTCTGTTTATTATATCCGGAGAATCTTTCTCCTCTATAGACAACCATTATCTTGCTAATGGATTAGATGAGCTTGCTCTAAGTTCTTTCATTTGAACTTTAAGTAATTCAATTTCTTTTTGTGCAATGGCTAAGTCTTGTTTAATCTGACCAGCTTTAGCAGGATCAATGCTATCAATCTTTGACATAATCTCCCCATACTTAATAAAACCACCACCAATAGTACCAATGATTGCAACTGTTGCTATAATCTCTTTTAAATTATTCTTAACTTTATCTATCATATTAACCTTTTGTTTTTCTTAATTGTTCTAATTGGATAATAATATCATCCTCTTCATCTTGTATTTGTTTTAACATATTTTGTCTAGCAACCAATGGATCTTTGCTTATGTAATCGTTTAGATTAACATTAACATATATAGGTTTTTGTTCTAATTGTAATTGCATAAAGAAATTAGGATTAGGAACTCCCACCATTTGTCTTTGCTGATAAAAAGGTTTAGATTCATACGCACTTAAACTAGGTTGATTAACTTTTAATGCGTCAATTTTTATCTCTTGTACTGATTTTACTTTTACTTCTGCTATCTTTACTTCCGTTCCTACTTTACTGTCTGTTAGTTTTGTTTTTACTTCCTGTTGTGTACTTGTTGCAACAGGTTTTTCTTCGCTTACTGAAGTCTTAGCAGACTTATCTTCTGAACTAGAAACAGTAGTATTTTCTTTAGCTGTGGGTAACTCTTCTTTTGTAGATTTTTGTTCTTTGATTGACTCTTCTTTGTTCTGTGTTTGTTCTTTATTAACCTCTTTAGGTTGTTCTGTGGATTGTTTTGGTTGTTCTGGTGCTGGTTGTGCCAACTGAATTGTTTCGTTAATCTTTGTTGGTTCAGGAGATTGCTGAACTACAACAGGAGATTCTATAACCGGAGCTTCAATAATTGCTACAACAACAGGTTCTGTAATTTTAACTTGTTGAATAACTGGACTTAAAATTTCAATGGGAGTTATTGTAATGGGTGGCAAAGGATTTGTTACATAGGTAACAGTTAAAGAAGGATTATTTAGATCCGCAGCATAATGATATGGAGAATTTGTAGATTCATAAAAAGAAAATCTACTTGTAATGCTGTAATTGTTTTGTAAGTTTTTATCTATAACAGCTAAGTTAGTATAAGTATTAAAATAACTGGAAGTATAAGGTATTATTTTATTCTGTGTTGTTACCCCACCATTATCATCTGTTAACACTTGCGTCATAGTAACATTTTGATTTGGATTGCCAGACCAAAACCAAACATCTACGCCTTGCGTTGAAGTAAAACCTTCGTTGATTTGTGCTTTAGATAATCCAACAGTAGATAGTGAAATTGTATTCTCAATATATTTACCACTAACCCCTGCTATTGTTCCGCTACCATGAGTAGAATAAAGATTAGTTCCACTCCAACCATTAGTTGTTGTGAATACTTGAGGTGTTAAGTTTGTAGTTGTTGTTGTTTGAGAGAATGAGACTACAGAAGTAATAATCCAAATAATAAAGGTATAAAATATAACCATGAATTTTCTTTTGCTTCGTACCAAGCGTCTATTTCGTTAACTACTTTTTTTCGGTTAAAGACTCCTGCTTTTTTGTCTCTTCAATAATTTTTAATTTCTCAACATATAAATTATAATCTGGTCTTAACTTGTCATACTTCAACCATTGTGCTGTTGCGTCAGCACCGATCTTACCTTCAAATGGACATGGTGTTCCTGAGTTCTCCATTGCATGAAATACTCTTGCGTCTTGGCAAAGAATAGAAACAGAAGCTACTTTCATTCCAAGATCATTTAATACTTTTGCTAGTTTAATTCTTTCGCAATTCTCATCTCTAGTATAACTGCCACCAGATATACCTACTCCGAATGTTGACACTCCACCGCTATATCCGACAACGCATAAGTCTTGTGAGAAGGCAGACATTGCTGGAGCTGTTGCAGTTGCAGCAACTCTAGTGTCTCCTGAATAGGCGTTAGAGGTAGAATTAGTTGTTGTAGTAGAATTAGATGAAGAACCTGATTCAAACGTTGAATTAGAGGTGCTAGTATAGCCACCAGTAATAGAAGTATTACTACCAGAAGCATTGTTCTGAGTAGTTGTTTGAGACGATGCACTAATGATTAAGCATAGTATTAAAACTATAGTTGTTGGTATAATGTTCTTTCTCATTTTATTTTTTATAACCTTTTTTCTTAATTACTTTTTTAAATCTTATAACTCTTTTGTATCTTAGAGGTTCATGTGGGAATGTGATATATTCTTTTAAAAAGTTATTTATCTTCTTAAATATATTCATCATTCTTTATTAGGTTGTTTATTGGCCAATGTTCTAGCTATGCTTTCTCCTGATCTACCAACTACATAACCACCCAAACCTATTTGTAGCAATGTCCAAACATCTCCTGGCAAATCAAATCCAACTATATGACCAGTAATCATTTTAATAATTGGTGCAAAAATATAATTGAATACTAATACAAATATTAAAACATACATTAACAATGGTCTCCAAGAACTTGCAAACCAACCAGCTTTAGCTTCTGCTTCTACTATTCTAGCAGCTGCTTGTAACTCTTGTGTACTTGATTGTAACAACTGTTGATTAAGTTGTGCTTTTAATTTTTCTTGTAAGTCTTTATCAGGAATAGATTTTTCAATCGTACTGAATAGTATTTTTGCTAATGGTGCTATTGCACCTAGTGCTGGTAACATATTTTTATCTAGTTGGTTATGCGCAAGAACGCATGAGATCTGATAATTCCTCACAGCGCTTTGGCGTTTGAACTCTCCATTGAGAGTCTAACATTTGTTCTGCTGCTTCATTATAGTCTTTTTTTCGTAATGCTTCAAACATTTTTTTAAACTTAGAAACCCCACCAATACCTAATTGAAATACCATTTCTACTATGATTTCTCTTGCAGTATCACAAATATCAATGCCTTCTAATAATTGTTCTGCATTATAAGCAGATCTATTAAAGTCTTTATCAAATAAATTTTCTAATAAAGATTTATCATATTGAATACCTTCTTCAAAATCATCATCTTCAGTTAATAAATGACCATAACCAATAGTGGCTTTGCCTAATGAATCTAAATAAACAGTATTTCTAAACCCTTCATGTTTTTTAATTCTATCTTTTACTGCTTGGTAATCCATAATACATTTACAATTATTTAATAAGACACAACCTATATCATTGTATAGGTAATTAATGCACTTACTTGATACTATCCATCTTCTCTTTGTTATTAAAGACATCAATTAAATCTTTAAATGATTTAAAACATTTTTGTTCTTTTCTTTTTTTTCTATATTTATTTTGTTCAACTGTAAGTTTATTTTCTTTTACTAAATTTTTATTATGTTCTAAATCTTTTAAAATGTTTTTTTGATCCATAACCATTAGTTCAACACCAAGTTGTTTCTGCTTTTCATTTGGGGATCTGTGAATATTGTGATTGTTTTTTTTTCTGTATGATTTTGTTTTAACATCTATTAATCTTACTGTACCATTTGGTTTAATTGCAACCAAGTCAAAGATACATTGTGGGTCAATTGACTTTGCAACCATATATCCTTGTTTGATAAGAGAACAAATAGCTTCATATTCTGATATAGCACCTATTGCACTTTTGCTTAATTGCTTAACACTCTTACTATGAGATCTGCTAATGCCCCTATACTTAGTGTAACGACTAACCATAACACCTTATATATAGTATTGATCTTATCTTCAATGTGTTTTAAGTGATTATTCATTAATAAGTCAATCTTTTGATCTACTAGCTTAATCTTTCCGTTCAATATGAGTATCTGTTCGTTGTTTTTTTGT